AAAACCCAGACTACGCCGACGCTTTGACGGATTTTATTGCCTACTGGCTGACCAATCCAGGCGAAGCGCGAACCCAGTCGCAATGGGAAAAATCCTTCCTGGAAAGCTGGAAGCGGTACCGGGCACACTCGCCGCCAGTGGACAAGGCGGGGCGTAAACGCACCGCAGGTCTATCGCCACACAACGATTTCGAGAAGCGCGATTACTCAGCAGGCATCAACGCGGACGGGAGTTTTTGACATGGAAAGCATCGCAAAAAAGGCAACGCAGGCAATCACTTCCCTGGCCGAGGTTGAACAGCGCGAATGCCCTGAACACGGTCCTTACCAGTCGCGGAAAAGCACGTTCGCTGGGCATTCCATCTGGACACCATGCCGGGAGTGCTTCGAGGATGAGGGTCGCAAATACGTGGAGGAGCAGGACCGCAAGCGACGTATTGCGCTCAACGAATCAGTGATGAAAAGCGCGGAAATACCCCAGCGATTCGCTAATCGAACTCTGGAAAACTACACCGCGAATCTATCTGGGCAGAAGGCCGCGCTCAAGGTGGCCACCGACTACGCGGACCATTTTGAGGATGTGCTCACCATGGGCCGATCCCTGATTTTCTGCGGCACTGCGGGCACGGGCAAAACGCACCTTGCCGTGGGGATTGCTAAGCGCGTGATTGCTCTTGGCAAGTCCGCAACCTTCACCACCGCCATGGACGCCATCCGCTCCGTCCGCGAGACGTATCGCAAGACCTCAGAGATCACCGAGCGTCAGGCTATCGCACGATTCGCGCAGGCTGACCTGACCATCATTGACGAAGTGGGGTCGCAACTTGGCACCGACGCGGAAAAGGTGACGCTGTTCGACCTTATCAATGCCCGGTACGAGCGCGAGCGGCCCATGATCGTGCTGTCCAACCTGACCATCAAGGAGGTCGAGCAGTACATGGGGTCCAGAGCATTTGACCGGCTCCGGGAAAATGGTGGGCAGGCGGTGACTTTCACATGGGCAAGTTACCGGAGGGGCGCGTGATGTTCTTGGTCGAACCCCTCCCCGCTGGCGTCCTCGAAAACGCTGAAACCGAAGCGCTCTGGGACCAGTGCGTGAGCATCTGGGGCACGAGAGCTCACGACGAATGGGAGCGGTTCAGGGCTCAGGCGGAGGGTGCGGAATGATGCGCCACAAGTTCCACGCCAAGTCCACGGAATGCGACGGGATCAAATTCGCCAGCAAAGCCGAAGCGCGATATTACGGGCAGCTCAAGCTCCGGCAACGAGCAGGGGAGGTGGTGTTCTTCCTGCGGCAGGTGCCTATCCATTTGCCGGGTGAAGTGCGTTACGTGATGGACTTCCTGGTTTTTGAGTCGAGCGGGGAGGTGAGGATGGTAGACGTCAAGGGGATGGAAACGGAAGTGTTCAAAGCGAAAAAACGCATGGTTGAGGCGCTTTATCCGATAACAATCGAGGTGGTGAAATGACCGACACAGAGCAGAAAATCATCACGATCCTCACCGAGACCCCGAAAACATGGCGGGAGTTGGCGCCCTCCTTCACGGATTGGGTTGAGTTTCACCTGGCGATGTTGGCTCTCGAAAAGAAAAACCTGATCCGCTACAGCCTGGCCATTGGGTGCTATGAGGTCGTGCGATGACCGAACCCGAACACCAAATCCTGCAATCGTTGCGCTGTGGCCCTAAATCGCTCACAGAGCTATGGCAACAACTTGGTGCTCCATGGACAGCCGCCGAGATAGATCGTGCACTGTGGGGCCTGATGGACGCCCGCAAAGTGGTCTTTCTCGTGGCTGTAGGATTGTATGCGTTAGGAGTGGACGCATGAATGACCGCCCAACATCCCCACGCTGGCAGCGTGAGTACCGGGCACCACTGAGCAGAGAGGAACGGCAGCAATTGAGGGAGGAGGCGTTGCGCATGGGGTTTATCAGCATCGAGGACGAGCGGCTATCTAGTCTGGAGCGCGATGCTCTGGCGATGATTATTAAGCGCGTGGGGAGGGCTTTGCGATGAATCTGACCGAAGCCGAGCTCGCAAGACGCTGGAAAATCTCCGTGGCCACCTTGCGCCGCATGCGTCAACAAGGGAGGGCCCCCACATGGTTCCGGGCCGGGTTCCTGGTCCGATACTCGCTGGATGCAATTTTAGAGCATGAGGCAAAACGTGACCGAGGCTGAGTTCGCCGCGCGCATGGCCGAGGCGCTGGATGTGGCCAAGCGTCTGCCCTCCCCACGCAGTCAGCAGCCGGGTAATATTTTCCGGTTTCTCGTGGTGTCCAAAGACCCAGACGACGCGGATGAAATCGAGTACAGACTAACCCGGCTACCTCCTACCGCTATCGAGATCGCCGCGTTTGATGAGGTGATTGACTGGTTATGTCCGCTGTCCGTGCGTCTGAGGGGGCTGCTGTGGCTCCGTGCGGATGCTAACTCATGGCGCTACATTGGCCGGGCCATGGGTCTCAATCACCGCTACTGTCAGAGACTGTGGCGGGATACGGCGCGCAAGATAGTTGAGCGAGATTGAGCAGGATTTGTCGCATAGTGCGCCGCATGATCGTGAATACTGTTCACGCTTGCACACTTTTGCGCAAGTTTGCACACTCCTGCGCACAGATGCACGCGGATGATAACAAATGCACGCAGATGATAGCATTTGCACAGGTACCACTTTCCCCGTTTTTACCCTATCATCTGTGCTATTGGCTTCACAGATACGCCCTGACCTCCACCGGTTGGGGCGTTTTGCGTTTTAGGTGCCCATAATGGCCACAAAACCTCTCCCCGCAGTCATACGCGATGCCATCCTGACGGATTGGCGGCTGGGACAGATGAGTCAACAGGCCATCGCCGATAAGCATGGTGTAAGCAAGGGTGTCGTCAACAAAACATGTAAGGGCATTGAGCAAGATGTAGCGCCCATCGTGACCGCTGGAATCCAGTATCAGCAAGCGCTACACGCCCATGATGACCGCATCGTGACCGCCGTAGAATCCCATGTTGACCTAGTTGTCAGTCGCCTTGAATACCTCAACCGGCAGGCCATGCAGAACGTGCAAGAGGCGATGGATAAAGGTTGTGAAAACCAGTCCGACTTCCGCAGTCGAGCGCTGACCATCAACGCGGCGAAGGAGACCTTGGTCGGCAAAACTCCGGACACGGCCATACAGATCAATAACGGACCAGAGCCCATTACGGAAATAAGGCGCATCATTGTCCAGCCTAGAAATCCTGACCCCGGAAGCCTATCTCCCGCTTCTTGAACCAGCCCGCTATCTCGGTGCTCACGGTGGTCGAGGATCGGCAAAGTCGCACTTTTTCGCTGAACTGCTGATCGAACGCTGCGTAACACGGAAAACGGACTGGGTATGCTTGCGCGAAGTGCAGAAGACGCTGGACCAGTCTGTAAAAAAACTGCTGGAAGCCAAGATAGAGAAGTTTAGGGTTGGCCACCTGTTCACGGTTCAGCAGGCAAAGATCATTCCCCCATTTGGCGGGATCATCATATTCCAGGGGATGCAGGATCACACCGCAGAGTCTATCAAGTCGCTTGAGGACTTCGACGGCGCGTGGTTTGAGGAAGCTCAGACGATGAGCGCTAAAAGCCTTGAACTCTTGAGGCCGACGATTCGCAAGCCTGGCTCGCAAATGTGGTTCGGCTGGAATCCTGACAAACCTACCGACCCGATAGACCAGTTTTTACGCGGCGATAATCCGCCACCAAATGCAATCGTTATCGAGGTCAACTACTCGGATAACCCTTGGTTTCCTGTCGAACTGGAAACGGAGCGACTTTACGATTTATCGGTGTCGCCGGAGCGCCATGCCCATGTATGGGGCGGCGCATATAGCCAGGACGGGGACAGCACCGTTATCCCCGCTGCGTGGGTGCAGGCCGCATTCGACGCCCACATCAAGCTAGGCTTTGACCCGTCGGGTGTAGGCAAAGGTGCGCTGGATGTGGCTGACCAAGGAATGGATAAGAACGCATTCTGCGCACGCAAAGGCGTCCTGCTGACGCACTTGACCGAGTGGACCGGAAAAGGCGCGGATATATTCGATACCGTGGCAAAAGCGTTCATGTTGTGCGACCAGATAGGCCTCAAAGGGTTTGACTACGACGCTGACGGCTTGGGGGCCGGGTGCCGTGGAGATGCCCGTGTCCTCAACGAAAGCCGCGACAGATTCTCCAATATTGAAGCCACGCCATTTCGCGGATCTGGTGAAGTCCTGCACCCTGAGCAACAGATGGTGAAGGGGCGACACAATAAAGACTTCTTCGGCAATCGCAAGGCCCAGGCATGGTGGGAGCTGCGGTTACGGTTTCAGGAGACATTCAGGGCGGTGGTTCAGGGGCACAGCGTAGATATGGACCAGATCATATCCATCCCTTCCACGCACCCGCAGAAAGCAAAGATAGCGCAGGAATTGAGTCAGCCCACATTCAGCATAAACGGAGCCGGGAAAGTGATCATAGACAAGGCCCCTGAAGGTTCCCGCTCCCCTAATCTCGCGGATGGCATCATGATGTGCTTTGCTCAAGGCCAGCCCATGATGCGCATCAACCCCGACGTGCTGAAGCGGTTACAACGC